CGTATCTATGTTTCACTTGCATCACCGCTTGATGCGTTACGCCAAGGATGTCTGCGATCTCGCGCAATGTCATTTCTTTTTCCAACATCCGGTTAATCATCTTGGCTTTGTCTGACATGGCCTTGGGCCTTCCTCCCTTCTTCGCATTTTCCTGTGCTTGTTTCGGATCGCGGTACATCACATTCGGAGCTAACTTCGGGTTATCCTCCCTGTCCTTTTTATTTTGTGCGATCCATGCTTCTCGATATAGTTCCTCGTATGCCTCACGGTTCATATGTTTACACCTGCCTGTCGGAGTTCACTTACAAACTTCTTCAACTCTGCCCTCGCCCTCCACAGATCGTGTTGGATGTTTGGGTGGAAGTTCTTACGGTTTGCTTCCTCTTCGTATTTGTTTACTTCATTCTTTAGAAAACGATACTCTGCTTTCTGTGCAGGGTTTAAGGCTTCGTCTCCCATGGCTCTCCCTCTGGTCTAAGTTTAGGTTTCAATACAAATGATACTTGATCCGATACAACGCAGGTCATATGCAAATCATCGTACAGTTCATACAGTTGAGTATACAATGGATCAGCCAGGGAGTCATTCATTGCTTCCTGGCAATGACGCTCCCGATCATACCAAACATACGACTTGGTCACCGTGTCTGGGTCCATGCTGTAGCTGATCACCAACGCAGTGAAGTAGTAGATCATTCCGCCACTTCCCACACGCTCTCGGTCCCTGCATCTGTGCCCGTGTCCCTGATCGCCCCGTCCTTGTGCAGGACAGACAGGTTAGTCCGCACGATACTCAGCTTCAGACCCATGCGATCCGATAGTTGACGCGCGGTCCCCTGACCTCGGCGCAACTCAACGAGGATCTGTTCCTTACGCGTGAGCTTCTCGTTGTCTGCCTTCTTTACTCTGATTCTATTCCATATTTTCTTGAACATGTTTGTCTCCTATATAAAATCTTCTGGTCCTAACTCAGGTAGATTCTTCGCAAGCTGTAGCTCACTAGGCATCGACCTGATGCGAAAAAACCCAGAATGCTCTGGGTAAACGTCCATAAACCACCGAGCAAAAAATGCTCGGTAGTTATTGTTTAACTTAAATGTAGACTTCCCGTCCACATCTGCTTGGTCTGTTTCCCATCGGATGCGTTCGAAGATACCATTGACCGAATAGTTTTTGAAACCTCGATGGATAACTTCGAATGTAAACTGAACAAAGTATTCCCAAACCTTGGGGTTCTCTTTATGAAACGTGATCGCTGCTTCTTCCATCTCTTCATAGCGCGTCTTCATGCTGCCTCCGTTTCTTCCTCTTCACGCAAGGCTGTCACAATCGTTTCAATCGGTGTCAGGTCCAAGCCGCATGCTTCCGTGCATCCACGATACCTGTTTAACCAACGCGCCAAATCCGCTGCCGCTTGCTTTCGCAACTCGACCCTCGACTCTTTGCTCTCAGGATCATAGGGCACATACCCTCCGCCCTTGCGCCGACTAGACATCGGGCTGAGAAACGCAGGTGCCTCGTAACTAATAGCTTCCGCCAACGAACTTACATCTACTTTCTTGACTGGCGGAACATGGACCTGAATCCTTAGACCACTGATCAACTGCCGAGCCAAAGACATACGGTGCTGCCGCGCAGCCTCCTTGTCTCCCGAACCAAAGAACCTTTCGTAACAAGGGTGATCTGGTTTGTCCTCAAGCCAATCAGTAAACTCATCGACCTTGAACATGTTGCGTCCAGTCGAAGCCAAATACTTATCGACTATCTCCTGACGCTCATCTTTGTTCCATATTGAATCAACTCTATCTTCCATAATCTTTTCCTTAGTTTGTTGTTAAAGTGGTGAGGGATCTGCGTGACCCCTCACCGTTGGTTGTGGTCTTGCCGAACCAGACCGCATCGCACCGCAACATACCGCACCATGCCTCGCCTGAACCGCCGTATCGAACCAAAACTGAACCCGCCTGATCTCAACAAGCCGCGCCCAGCCGTGTCTCGACCGCCATGACCGACCCCGCCAGACCTCGCCAGTCCCGGCCTCGCCGAGCCTCACCCAGACCGCCTTGACAGACCGAAACGTACCGCATCGAATCATGCCTAAACGTGCCGAGCCTAGACCGCCGAGCCTTGTGATACCACACCGGATCGGACCGGATCATGCCGGACCGTGCCGAACCTAGACCGCCGTGACCAACCTGAACTCGCCACGCCCCGCCGAACGCTGCCCTACCTTGACCGCCTGACCGAACCCAACTACGCCAAATCGAATCTTTCCGAAACGAGCCTAACCTAGACCGCCATACCTTAGCGGACCTAACCCCATCGTACCGTAACGTATCAAACCCATCCGAGCCATGACCGCCCTGCCTTACCGTGTCGTTCAAGTGGGCATAGGCAAAATGCCCACTTGTATTGCTTGCCACGCACATCTCCTTATGCTGCCATGCGACGAGCGCGTTCTTCATTCAGATAGCCCATCAACTCTTCAGTCATTTCGTCTGCACACTCTGGGTTTGCCAGTGCATGCTGCTGTGCGATCATCCCATCTTGTGTGATGCGTTCCCAATCTTCTTTGTGATCCTTCCAGTTGGGCATCCCCTCACCTGTCACAGTGAAGCAACCATACGCACCTCGACCTTTCTCTTGGCGGAAATCCCCCAGGCCGACAATCGATCCCGCGTTTTGTAGCAACGTATATACATCCACCGCCGACAACGTAGGCTGAACAAACGAGATGTTAATCTCAGCACACCACTCAGGTAAGTATGCACGAGTCCGCATGTCTGGCGTCTTGTTAATGTTCGCCATCCGAACCGTATCAATCTTGAGGTACGGTCTGCCATAGATTTCGGTTTCCAACTCAGGCAAGAAAATCAAACGCTGAACATTCGTTTTCGCCACGCCTTTTGTTTCAATCGCTGCTGTCGCCATCGCTTGTTTGATTGCGGCAGGGGGGAAGTACAAGTGTGTCTTCCCATGACTTTTCTTGTACACCGAATCCCGAAACTCTTCCTCTGGATTGTGCTTGATCTCACGCTTCTCCGCCGTAGTCTTCGGCGCACTGCCGATCAATAGATCGCGCTTCGCCTTCACACTCATCGAATTGTAATAGAACGGTGTCGTTCCAATTAAGCGTAATGTTATGTTGGCATGTTGTAGTGCCGTTACCATTGTTGGTTCTTGTTTCTTAGTCGCCATGATATTTTCCTTCCTTGGCTAAGTTGTTTACTAATTGAAAGTGATTTGTTTGTGACATGTTGTTAAGTTGTATGTCAACAACTTTTTTAATCTTTTTTCTCCACCTCCTTCAGTTCTACTGGTTCACTATAAATATCGAGGATCGCAACCCCCTCCTTATCTGCGCCTGTCAACGCAGAAAACTCGTCACGCGCTAGCTTCGAGGCGTGGGCAGGGCTTACCGCCTCAACCAACACCAACCGCTGAACAACGCCCTCGCATACAACCTCATACGTTTTCATCGTCCCATTTCTCCTCGTACTCTACCAACGGTGCAGTGTATTCACGGCACTCTTTGTTTAGTTGCACTTGATCAGTAACATGGTTGATAAAATCAGAATACTCCCAATCCCATACCACGCCAGTGAAGCGATCAACCGCTGCCCTCTGGTCCTCGGTCAACGTCTTCCAGTACAGATACAGATTGTTACAGTATTTAGCTTGATCTTCCCATTCCTCCCAGTCCAACTCCTCGTCAGGATCAACCAAATCCATCCAGTTCGACAGGGTCGGGTCGGCAATGTCCGCCTCGATCAGTCTGTCTAGTTCACTGGTCATCTGCACACTCCATACATACCTCTGCATCTTGGCCCATGATTTTAGTCACAGGCTCACCGCAGTCACACAGCCGCTCGATCTCTCCATCCCCGCTGCACGTTTCACAGACCTCGGTCCTCGTGTCCAAGTACCCAATGTCACGGTTGAAGTTGTGAGGCCGAGCGAACTCAACCTCGATGTCGCCTGTCCCCAGACAGTCAGGGCACGGCGTCATGATCGGCGTCTCTTGCAACTCGATCAATAAATCTTTCATCTTTCCCATCACACACCTCCAAATCTAGGTTTGATCTCATCAATGAACCGCTGCTCTAGGTCCTGCATGAATGTGCGGAACTCGTGATCCATGCTCTCGTACAAGGTCGTATCAGGGTAGTCGTCCTTGTTCTCTTCAACATACTCTTCGGCCCACGCATGAATGTGGTGGTAGATAAAGTTCTCCAACTGCTCCTGAAACATTGGTAGCTTACGCATCTTCTTCCTCCTCCCGATAAACAAAACCCTCTGGCACCGTGTCATCAAAACCAAGCCAGCCATCCGCACACGCAATCCCAAAGGTAAACGCGTTAAGTTCCGCCTCAGTATCGAAGCTGTACGTCACAGCCTCCTGTCCATCTTCTGGGCACTCGCCCCATAGAATACTAACCTTATGCATCTTCTTCCTCCTCATCCAACTCAGGTTCCCAACACTTATCCTCACCATTCAGATAGGTGCCCTCAAAGTTGAACCCCTCATCCTGATAGTCAGCGTCCACGCTCAAACCCATCTCAACCAACTTGTCCCACACAGGAATGGGCGGGGACCACGCAGTCCAACAGTTAAAACTAAACGAGGACTTCCCCTCACCGTGGATCATCAATGGGTTGGTCATCTGTACATCCGCAACATCCCACTTCGTACCCCAGTTCTTTACACGCCACGCATACCAAGCAGGTAACTCATAACCGCCAACCTCTCTGGTCGGAGGCGCATCGTTCACCTCCTCTGGCATCGGGATAATAAAGTTGAAGAACTCTGGGTGATCGCTCACCAATAAATACTCATACAGTTCTTGGACCTTGGCACTTGGACCATGGATGTGAACTTGCTGATAACAATGATTAGGCATTTCATTTCCTTTCGTAATACTTGTTGAATGGTTGTAGAATAGTTGAGGCTGTCGATGGTGTCAACAAAAAAGATGATTACGCTGTATACGGTATTTTCCCAGAATTTTTGAAAAAAAAAAAAAAAAAAAATGCAAACGTGTAATCAGCGTAAACGGCGTAATCAAGACCTTATTTATATAGCTGCGTATGATTACACTTGATTACAAAAGGGGGGTAAATGATTACACTTTGATGCCCTTGTTCCGACAATATGTTTGCAGTATACTTACAACCACATGAAAAATCACTGTAAATAGCGTAATCAGGCGTAATCATTATGGCTTCCAAAAAACAAGAGATCGAAGAAGAGTTTGGTAGGCAGTTGACCAACCGTCAGATGACCTTTGCACAGAAGATTGTCGAGGGTATCTATTCGAATGCGGAGTGTGCCAGACTGGCGGGATACTCTCCTGATCTGGCTGCTAAACAGGCATCCGTTTTGTTGAACGGCAGGGACTACCCGCATGTTGTGGAATACATCCAAGAGTTAAGACAGGAAAGAGAGCGGCGGTATGGTGTGTCCACCATCGGTCAGCTTGAAAGATTGTATCAGCTATCTCGTGGGGCCGAGGAGGCAGGTCAGTTCTCTGCTGCAATCAACGCTGAAAAGATACGGTCAGCCCTCGGTGGTTTGACTATCGATAGACGCGAGACAATAAATACGATAGACCAACTATCAAGAGACGAGATAACGGCGCGACTTGCTGCACTACAAAAACAATATCCGCAAGCGTTCCAGATTGAGGGCACCTATAAGGATATAACAGATGAGCAGGGGACCAGAGGCGAACTTCTGGACACAGATACGCCAGAACTTACCGAAGAAATGCTTCGCAACGAGGATTGAAAACAAGCACGGCGGCGGTGGGCCTGATGTCCACATGGTATGGGACGGGCTACCCTTCTGGATGGAATTGAAAGTAGCGAAAAGTAACGCAGTCAAAATATCTCCCCATCAAGTTGCTTGGAATATGGCGTATTTTGCCAGAGGCGGGGCGAATTTCTTCTTGGTAAAGGACCTCTCGAAGAAGGATATAGTTTTATTTGGGGGTGATCAGGGGCCTAGTTTGATACAGGGCGGTATGTCTGCGGCCCAAGGTGCGAGGTTCGAGGACCCTGCGTCTTTGTTCTGCGCCCTGCGGCCTCGTTTGGAGGCTATATACTCTGCGGCTCTGCGGCCCTGCGACTCTGCGGCCTCGTAGTTTATTATACATTTCCCCTGGGCAAATGGAAAGAGGGCCGAGGCCCTCTGTCCTATAGTAAATCGGTTAGTGAGTTGTCGCGTAGGTCTTCGACAAGTTCTAGTGCCTGTTCCAGTTCCCCAAGGTTTCCGTTTAGTGCTTCTTGGATTGCGAAATGAATCCATTCTAGTTTTTGGTAGTCGTTTAAGTTTTCCATGATTAATGTTCCACGATTGCGATTGATTTTGCTTTGCTTGATCCCTTGCATAACTTGCATGCTGT